GCTAAAACTCCTGTTGATTTTATTGATACGTTTACCACAGATGTATTTTCAACGATTGAAGGCAGTGAAGGTTATAGCGTTGACGGAGAATTTTTATACAACGGTGCAAGAATACTTGTTATTGCAGACACTGACCCGTTGGCAAATAATAAAATATATCAAGTTAACTTTGTTACTCATAACAATCGTAAACAGATAGCATTAAAATCTGTCGACGACACTGAACCATTACTAGGCGAATGTGTACTGATAAGATCCGGAAACGCCAACAAAGGATTAATGTATCATTTCAACGGAGTAAATTGGATAAGAAGCCAAGATAAAACTAAAGCAAATCAAGTTCCGTTGTTTGACCTATTTGATGTTAACGGAGTTAGTTTTAGTAACACCGATACCTATCCAGTTAGTACTTTTCTTGGAACACCTATACTTGAATATAAAGTTGGAAACAGTATTGCAGACAGCGAATTAGGTTTTAGTTTAGATTATCTAAACATTGATAATGTTGGAGATATACAATTTAAATTTAATCTTGACTCTGATTCTTTTAATTATTCAATAAATCAACAAACAGTTAAGGTTAATTTAAACACAGGATTCTATAGATTTAATCCTTTAGATGAATTCTACAATAGTTGGACCACCACCGATTCTGAATATCTACAACCTATATTAGACAGCAAGGTTATTGCTGAGGTAACAAACTCTGTAACCTTGTCAACAGTAAATTGGGAATTATTTGATGATGCAAATTCTACAGTTTTATTTTTCCTAAACGGTATTCGTTTCAAAGACAGTTACACTCGAATCGAAGGAACATTTACATTTGCCAATAGTTTTTCTGTTAATGATGTAGTGTCGGTTAAAATTTTTACTGACCTTGATCCTAATCAAGGATATTATGCAATACCGCACGGACTTGAAAAGAATCCATTGAATACAGAATTAAAAACATTTACATTGGGTCAAGCTACTGATCATCTTAACTTGGCTCTCGATGTCGATAATAGATTTGTTGGTGCGTTCCCTGGAACTAGCAATCTTAGAAATATTGATGGATACCAGAACAAAGCCACTCGATTTTTAAAACACTCTGGAGTTGCTCCGCTGGCAATTGATGTCCTTTGTGACAAAAATACCAATCTGATCAAAGCTCTAAGATATAATGCCAGATCTTATTCAACATTTAAAAATGAGTTTATCACTAGAATAACAGAAACAATGCCTGAGGATAGCATTACAGACTTTGTAGATGCTGTGATATCTAACATGGGACTAGCTAAAGATAACTCAAATCCGTTCTCTGGCACAGACATGATTGGTAGTGGAGCGCATACAGATATAAATTACACAGTTGAAGATGAGGGAATCAAAGTTTTTGCTCTAAGCCAAAAATTTAATTTAACAGACCTTAGTGACCGAGCAGTTTACGTTTATCTAAATGATCAACAGCTGGTAAACGGAACAAATTATACTTTTGATGATACATTTGGTTTTGTAAGATTAACAGTAACATTAAGAGAAGGTGATGTCATCAAGATAAAAGAATATGTATCTACCGCTTTTAATTATATTCCTTTTACACCTACAAAATTAGGTTTGTATAAAAAATATTTGCCGCATAAATTTTTAGATGACACATTTCAAACGCCGAGAAACGTAATACAGGGTCATGATGGCAGCATTATTACTGCATTTGACGACTATAGAGATGATGCAATCTTAGAGTTAGAACTTAGAATCTATAACAATATTAAACAAGAATATAATATTAACCTATTCGATATAGATGCTATTTTTGGCGGATATTATGGTAATGCTTTATACACCAAAGAAGATCTAGACGCAATTGTTGCCCCAGACTTTTTACGCTGGGTATCAAATACAGATATAGATTATACAAATAATGATCCTTATTTTGATAGACAAAATAGTTTTACCTATACTTATAGTAATATGACAGACCCTACCGGTCTACGAAATCTTCCAGGATATTGGAGAGGAGTATTCCAGTGGTTCTATGATACATCTAGACCCCATACATGTCCGTGGGAAATGTTGGGATTTAGTGAAAAACCAACATGGTGGGAAAGTGAATACGGTCCTGCACCTTATACCTCTGGAAATTTACTTCTATGGGAAGATATTAGTCAAGGTATTATCAAACAAGGACCACGTGCAGGAACTCATGATCGCTATGCTAGAACATCATTGCTGAACCATATACCTGTAGACGGTGATGGCAAATTATTAAGCCCATTAGATTCAGGACTAGCTACAAATTACACCTTGGTTAACAATCAAGGAGATTACAAATTAGGCGACCTTAGTCCTTCTGAATACGCATGGAGAAGTAGTTCTGAATGGCCGTTTTCTGTTGTAATAGCATTATCGTTGTTAAAGCCTTTTGAATTCATCACTGATAACTTTGATAAATCTAGAATGACTGTGAACAAGTTGGGACAAACTGTTTTCAGTGAGACTGGAGTGTTTGTTAAACTTTCAGATATGAAAGTTCCTACAATTGGCAATTTTAATGTTTCGGGATTAATTTCGTTTGTTACTAGTTACATTAGAAGTAAAAATTTAAATCCTGAGCAGTTAATAACTCGTATTAATAATTTAGATGTTAAGATATCATCTAGAATTTCTGGATTTGTAGATCAAACTGAACAAAAATATCTGTTGGATAGTAAAAATCCAAGTTCTACTTCTAGCAGCATCTATGTTCCTAATGAAAATTACAACATTATTTTCAATGTTAGTTCTCCAATTGCTAGCCTATCATATAGTGGTGTATTAATTGAAAAATTAGCAGAAGGATGGAAAGTCAAAGGATATGACAATCAATTGTCATATTTTACCTATTTTAAAGCAGTGCCCAGCAGTACTGATCCGTTAACTAGTGTTGGCGGAGTTAGTGCAAAGTTTTATGATTGGGCTACTGACAAGCTGTACTCTAATGGAGACATTGTTAGAGTACAAAATCTTTTCTATCGAGCATTAAAGTCTCATACCAGCGGAGTATCATTTGACAAAGCTCTGTGGAAAGCATTGCCTAAATTGCCAGTTGTTGGCGGAGTTGATGCTTATTTTAGAAAAACATTTGACAAACTTAGAACTCAAAAAATGTACTACGGTACAGTTTTAAGAACTGTTCAAGATGTTGTTGATTTCCTATTAGGCTATGAATCCCATTTAAAATTTATTGGATTTAATTTTGACAGGTATAATGCTGAAACTCAAACAGCTTACAATTGGCAAACTAGCTGTAAAGAATTTTTGTTCTGGACCAAACACAATTGGGCCGTTGGTAGTTTATTAACTCTAAGCCCTAGTGCTCAAGAAGTCAACGTAAACATTTTAAGTGGCGTACCGGATAATTTATTTGACAGCTTCTATGATTATGAAATTTTTAAAAGCGATGGTACAGCCCTATTGCCAATATTTTTAAATGTTAAAAGAGACTTCCAGAAAGTAGCAGTTAGCACTGTGAATACTAATGATGGTATATATTTCTTAAAACTTAATTATGTTTTAAAAGAACATGTTGTGTTGTTTGATGACCGAACAGTGTTTAATGATGTTATCTATGATAAGACCACAGGATATCGACAAGAGCGTATTAAGAGTCGAGGATTCCGAACAGTTGACTGGGACGGTGACTATACCAGTCCTGGCTTCTTGTTTGACAATGTAAACATTCAACAATGGAGTACTTACACTGATTACCGATTAGGAGATATTGTATCTTATAAATCTTACAATTGGGTAAGCATACAAAATCAACAAGGTGCAGAAACTTTTGACAACACCTATTGGTCAAAATTAGACACAAATCCTGAAAAGGGTCTGGTAGCAAATTTTGACTACCGAATCAATCAGTTCCAAGATTATTTTGAATCTGATGCTGACGGTCTAGGATCTAGCCAACGTGAACTAAGCCGTCACGTTATTGGTTATCAAACTAGAGAATACCTACAGGCAATGGCCGAAGATAATGTTAGCCAGTTTAGAATTTATCAAGGTTTTATTAGAGAAAAAGGAACAGCTAATTCTGTTACCAAAGTATTTGAAAAATTAAGCAGAACTAATACAGGTAGCGTTGAACTCAATGAAGAATGGGCATTTCAGGTTGGTCAATTAGGCGGGACAGATCAGTTTGTTGAAACTGAATTACGAATTTATAAAAACGATTTGAAATTAAATCCGCAACCTATTTTGCTAGCACCAACTGATGAACCTACAGATGTATTAGACTTATATCTTCGAGTGCCGGTAAATGATTTTACAATTGCCGCTAATCCGTTTACAAAAGATATCAACCCTGTTAGGAAATATACATTAACTCCTAGAGTTGCAGGCTATGTTAATACATTTGATGTTGATTATATTCTGCCAACAAGAGATAGTATACTAACTCTTGACAATACAACGTTGTCTGAAAATAATCACATTTGGATTACCTTTGATCAAAATTCATGGACAGTATTAAGATATAATGTTTCACCTTTGTTGATGGTAGCAAGCGTCGCAACAAATAAAACCAGGGTAGAATTAACTTTTAATAGAGATCACGGTCTAGCTGTGGGCGATATATTTGGTATTAGAAATATAGAAAATATCACAGGCTTCCACAAAATTACCGAAGTACCAACAACAAGTTCTCTAGCTATCCAGGTAGCAAAAGGTCCGTCAGATAATTCTTTTGATGCCAGTACTGTAGTATATCTTGAATTACTCACCGAAGCAAGATTTGAATCTTATCAATCTTTAGATCCTGATCAAATAGCAGCCTTTACCAACGGAGCAAAACTTTGGATCGATAACAACGGATCGAATAAGTGGGAAGTAATTGAAAAAGAACAACAATTCATCGCAACTGATCTTTCGGAATACGGAATTTCCGCTCCTATTCGTAACGGTTCAGCAGTGGTCTATTCTGATGCACTAGCACAGACAATTTCCTCAATGCCTGCTAGCAACATGGTTGTTGCATACGTAGAAAGAGAAGTTGGCCTTAAGCCTTTCCAAACATTGTTAAGATCTAACAATATTACATCATCAGGCGTATTCGGTGAAACCCTAGCAATCAGCCCAGATGGCAAATGGCTAGCAGTTGGTTCCCCAAATGCCAGTAACGTTACGTCAGATTACAAAGGAATCTATGATTATACTCTATCGTATAAAAAAGGTGACATAGTATTACATCAAGGAAGATTGTGGAGAGCAAAAGTTGACCACAATTATACTCTAGATGGTAGTACAAGAATATTTTTAACTTCTGAAGATTGGGAACCAGCAACAATTATTACCGCAAATGTTGCCGGCACCGGAACTGGATATACAAAACAAGGTGCAGTAACCATGTATGAATGGAGCGGACAAAACTGGGTAGAAAAATATACCTTTATAAGTCCTCGCCCTAACGGAAATGAAAACTTTGGTGAAAAAATTGTAATCGGTGTAGATGCTGGAAATTACTATATGGCAATATCTGCCCCTGGTAATAATGATACAACTGGTAGAGTTTACCTATACAAGTATGCACCAATAACAGAAAATAATTCTCAAACTATTAAGTTATCTGTTACAGTTGGCCCTCCACAAAATTCTGATACAGGATACAAGTATTACATTGACAATCAATATCGTCCTAATTTAACATTTGAAGTTGGAAACACCTATATCTTTGATCAAACTGATTTAAGTAATGTTTATTTTCCTAATCCTGTAGCAGGAACAGTTACTAACATACATCCTATCAATATCAGTGCTGATGATATAAATGGTACACTAGGTGGCGGAACACTTTACACCGCAGGAGTAACTTACTACTTAGATAATCGTCCAGTTACTCAAGCACAATACAGTTCTGGATTTAATATTGCAACAACTAGATATGTTAAGATCGCAGTTACTGAATCAACGGCTAGTATTTTTTATTATTTTGCTTCAACACTACCTTTATCAATGGGTAATTCGGTCATTAAGAAATACCCTACAATTGCTAAAGAATGGCAGTTTGAACAAAATCAAAATTACAAAGGTGTGTACGATAATACTGGCGCAACATTCTACGAAGTTGGCTCAGTTGTTTGGTACGACAATGCATTATGGCAGTCATTGGAAGAACAATACGGAGACGGAAGCAGTATAGGAGTTGACACAGAGTCTGCATGGGTAAAAATAGATCCAGTAAGTACTCAAAATTCATTACCTTCAAATCCAGCAATCAAAGATACTTCTGATTCTACCACAATTCTAGCAGAAGGTATGCTGTCAGCGGGACAGTTAGCAGAATTGGTTAAAGAAGGAGACCGATTTGGATCAAGCCTAACTATGAGTAGAGATGGTTCCATATTGGTTGTAGGATCTCCGTTAAGCGACGGCCAGTATTTTGTTAACTATAAGGGAGTATGGACTGCCTATCAAGAATATGCTATTGGTTCTGTTGTTAAAAACGGAAACAGCTATTATAAAGCAATTGCGGTAGCACAGGGCAATGCCAAAGGCACGTCAGTTACAGCATTCTGGACTGTTTTAGAATCTGCAAGCAATTTAACTTCCGGTAAAGTTTATATCTATCGTAGAAATATCTATGGCTTCTACAGCTTGATGCAAACAATTAATGCTAATAGTTTACCTGCTATTAGTGATGTAGTTACAGATGAAACTATATTAACTGGAGATCTATTTGGATTTGCTATTGATATAGATAACTCGGGAACAACTCTAGTAGTATCAAGTCCTAAAGCAGATATTAGTCTTCGGGATCAAGGAGCAGTTTATGTATTTGTATACGACACTGATTCTACAGTTCCTAGTTTTAGATTGAAACAAAAATTACAGAGCTTTGAAGATTTAACCAATGAATATTTTGGTTTTAGTTTATCAATTAGTGAAAGAACTGAACGTATTGTTATAGGTGCAAAAAATACCTCATATGTGGTTCCTACATTATTTGGCAGAACAAGTTTTGGCGGAGCAACATTTTCTGAAAATCTAGGATATCATGGTGATGTTTATGTATTTGAATTAAAAGATCAGGTCTATGTACTTGCTGAAAAATTACAAACAAATTTTGTAGACAATGAAGCATTTGGTTATGCATTAGATGCCACAGCATCTGTGATTGTAACAGGATCTCCTAATTACAAAGTATCTGGCACAGCAGTTGGGCGTACTAGAATATTTAGAAAAGATCCTACTAAAAATAGTCTTACCACAATTGGTCAAGAAACCGACCTAGTCAATATTGACTTAATAAAAAGTATTTCTTTATACGATGATGAAAATAATATCAGACTAGCTGATGTTGATATTATTGACACAAACAAGTTTAAGATTCTTGGATCCGCCGAAGAAGAAATTAAATTTAAAACTCCTTACGATCCTGCAACATATACCAACGGTACAGATCAAGTGGTTGTAGATGCAGATCAAGCATGGTTTGAAAAAAATGTTGGCGCCCTATGGTGGGATATTAGTACTGTAAAATGGGCATCTCACGAACAAGGTGATATTGCATATCGTACTGGTATGTGGAATCAATTGGCAGCGGGAGCATCCGTAGATATCTATGAATGGGTAGAAAGTTCGGTTACACCAACCGAGTGGAAAAAACTTGCAGATACTGTCGACGGTCTTGCTAACAATATTTCTGGTCAACCTGCTTACTCCAATACTGCATATAGCATTAAGAAATTTACAAATGCATCTACAGGATTAGCCTATGGAACCAAGTACTATTTCTGGGTAAAAAATAAAACAGTTATACCACAAGGAGTACCTGGAAGAAAAATTTCAGCGGCTAACGTGGCAGCATCAATTGTTAATCCTATTGGAGAAGGAATTCCTATCATTGCCATAATTGACAAAGATAAATTCCTAGCCTATAATTTTGATTCTGTAATCAAAGGAAATTCTGCGCTACTTAATATTGAATATTATAAATCAGAAAGAACACCTAACAACATTCACACTGAATATCAATTGTTAACAGAAGGACAGGCGTCTAGTTTGCCTAGCGAAGCACTAGAGCAAAAATGGATAGACAGTCTAGTGGGATTTAATCAAGCAGGAAATCCAGTCCCGGATCCAACACTTAGACCAAAACAAAAATACGGATTGGCATTTAGACCAATTCAGACAATTTTTGTAAACAGAGCAACAGCTTTAAAAATAGCTATTGATAGAATTAATTCTATACTAATCACAAAACCTTTTAGCGATTTAATAGATTTTGAATATCTTAACAAGGTAGATCCAATACCAAGTGCAACACTCAATCTCTATGACGTGGCTGTAGATACCTATGCAGAACTAGCAGAAGTGGGTATTGTTAGAGTACAACCAGCTACATTCTCTGCGAACGTAGTAGATGGAATTATTGACACCATTGATGTTGTTGATACTGGATTTGGCTATAGAACAGTTCCTCCGGTAGTAATTACAGGTGACGGTACAGGTGCCAAAGCAGAAGCGGTTCTAGATAATCAAGGCCGAGTAGTTTCTGTTAACTTATTAGAGAAGGGAAGAAAGTACACAACAGCAGATGTAAGGGTACGTAGTTTCTCTGCACTGGTACGTTCTGATTCTACATTTAATAATTATTGGTCAATTTATTTCTGGGATAGTGTAAGAGAAGGTTTCTTTAAGAGCAAAGTGCAGGCTTACAACACTCCTAACTATTGGAATTATATAGACTGGTATGCTACGGGATATAGTTCTACAACTAGAATTGTTAGAGAAATTAGTGATGTATTCCAAGAAATAAATTACACATTTGAAATTGGTGATGTAATCAGAGTTAAGGAATATGGTAACGGTGGATGGGCACTGCTTCTAAGAGTTGAGGATGGTGCCGGAAGTATATTGTCTAACTATGAAATGATTGCTAGAAAAAATGGAACCATTGAAATATCTAAAGATTTATACAATGTTCGAGTCTACGATTATGTTGCAACCTATGACGAAGAAGTATACGATAATCAACCAACTAGAGAATTACGAAATATTCTAAATGCGGCAAAGTATAATATTTTTATTGACGATTTAGAGGCCGAATGGAATAAACTATTCTTTACCAGCATGAAGTATGTGTTCTCTGAACAACTGTATGTTGATTGGGCTTTTAAAACCAGCTTCTTAAATGCAGTACATAATGTCGGAGATTTAGATCAACGTCCAAATTATAAAAATGATAACTTGGCCAGTTTTCAACAGTACCTAGAAGAAGTGAAACCTTTTAGAACTACAATTAGAGAATATACAAGTAGATACACAGATATTAATCATCAAGGTGCTGCAATAACTGACTTTGATGTTCCTCCTAAGTATGACAAGCAAAACAGACAAGTATTGCCTGTGCTGTCTAATTCTGAAGAATTAAACTCTTACCCTTACAAATGGTGGAAAGATAATCATGGATATGAGATAGTGGATATCCAATTGTCTAATCAAGGCGGCGATTATAAAACACCTCCTAAGGTTTATATCACAGGTGACGGAACCGGAGCTTCGGCTCAGGCCTATATATCCAATGGAAAACTATCTGGAATTAGAATGTTAACTACGGGCTCTGGTTATACAGTGGCCGCTGTTAGTCTAATTGGCGGTAACGGATCTTCAACAAACATTGCCAAAGCTTCTCCTATATTAGGTAGCGGTCAGGTTAGAAGTTTTAATCTAGAATTGAAATTTGATAGAATAACCAAAACAGGTTCAAATTCAAATTACATATATGAACAGACATTTATAGCTGATGGATTTACAGCAGTATTTGGCTTAAATTATCCTCCAACACGTGATAAGACCAAAATATCTGTAATTATTAACAGTGAAATAATATTGGATAGTGATTACTCTTTGACATTCTATACTTTAGAATCTGATACCTATGAATTGTTAAGAGGAAAATTAAAACTAGCATCCTTACCAACAGCCGGAGATGTTATCACAATCACCTACGAAAAAGATGATGCTATTTTAGATTCTGTTGATAGAATCAACAAATATTATAGTCCGACTGCAGGCATGATAGGTAAAGAAATAAATCAGCTAATGACCGGAATTGACTTTGGTGGAGTTCAAATTCAAGGTACAACATTTGATGTGTCTGGCGGTTGGGATGCTCTTCCTTGGTTTACTGACACATGGGACAGTGTAGAATCCAACAACGATTTCCACTATATCTCAGACGGTAGTACAACCTATGTAACACTTCCAGAAGCTCCTGCATTAGGTCAACGAATTTCCGTATACCTAAAACGTGTAGGTGACGGCGTTCCTCGTAGCATTGATACATTAGATTCTGCAGGAGCACCAAGGGTGGTATTTGATCCAGGCATTCCAATTCCAGAGACAATACGTATAGACGATCCTAGTTTTGTTGTATATCCCGACGGTACTAACAATTGGGATTCAACAATTATTACAAATCCTTATGCTCAGATGCCTACATTTATCGGTGACGGCCAAAACAAAATTGTTGAGATAGGACAGTATATCACAGTTAATCCTGGAGATACACTAATATTCAGACCGTTTGACAGTGACGGAACTGTAAACATTACTGACGTTAACATTATTGATACAAACCTTTCAGGTGGAAGTCTTAGTGCAGTTAGTGGAGCCTATGTAACTGCAACCGGTACAATGGCCGAAGATATCAATATCGATGGCGGCAAATTTATTGGCCCTGATCAAGTACCTGCCCCGGAAGAAAATATTCCAGGACAGGTATTAGAAAGTGTCAGCATTAAAGTTTTCCACTCTGTACAAACTGGTGCAACACCCTTGCACTCAAAGATCGTTAAGAGCAATGGCACTACTAGAATTTTTGATATTGGCCAACCTATAATAGAACCAGATTCTGTGATAGTTTATGTTGACAAAGTTAAATGTGATCTCTATAACGTAGACAGTTCAATAACTTATAGTATTGATTATGCTGCAAATCAAGTGGTGTTTACAAATGCTCCTGAAGTTGGAAGTGTTATTGAAATACTATCTATAGGAATTGGCGGCGCCGCAATATTAGATTATCAAGAATTTGAAGCTGACGGCGATACTGTTAATTTCTTAACTAAAGCAAATTATAGTGACACTGCAAGTGTTCTAGTAACAGTAGACGGATTGCAAGCCGATGTTGCGTTTGTCAACAGCTCTGAAGTGACTGACATAACCGGTAGAACTTTAATTCAAATTGGTAATCGCCCAGGCCGTGGTACAGTTGTAAAAATTGTTTGCCTTGGAGCATCAACTGACGTTGATTCGAATCAACAAGCATTGGTTAGAGTAAATCAACAGGTTATTACCTTTGACGGAAGTACGCTAAGTTATGACCTTGACAAATTTGTAAATCTAACTAGAGCAAGTGCTACAGGATCTATTCTTGTAGAAATAAATGGAACTTACCTAACAGGACCAGAAACTGAATTTGTAGTTTATGATGGAACAAATAATCTTATAAACATTTTCAAAGATCCTGTACAACCAACAAATACTGCAACACAAGAAAACATTGAAGTTTTTGTCAACAATGAACAGAAAAAATATATTTTAGATTATGTCTATGACGGTAATAACAATACAGTAACCGTTGATACTGAAATTTTAAAAGTTGGCGATGAAATTAAAATTGTCATAAATGTAAACAGTCAGTATACTTTTGAAAACAATAATATTGTATTCTCGGGAACAAGTTTTGTACAAGATGATAGCACAACAACACTACAAGAAGGTGATCAAGCTACGGTTACTTGGTTTAGCGAATATCCAAATATGAACATAATCAGTGATGAGTATGCAGGCGGTAAATCTAGATATCAATTGTCTAGAGAAGCAGTTGGCGCAAGTTATATTTGGGTATATCTAAATGGACAAAGACTGACTCAAGAAAAAGACTATGAAGTTTCTATTCCTAGAAATCTTGTCTATTTGCAAAAACCAACCTTGTTAACAGATACAATTAAAATTGTACAGTTTGGAAATTATGTAAGAAGACAAAGTCTAGGATTTGAAGTGTTTAAAGATATGTTAAACATACACCATTTCAAACGTTTTAGCATTGATAAGTCTGTAACACTGGTTAATGATTTATATTATTATAATCAAGAAATAGTTGTAACTGATGCATCGATGTTATTTGATCCTATTCCTTCTAGAAATATTCCAGGTACAGTTTATATCAACGGTGAACGAATAGACTATTATGTTAAAAATGGAAATATTCTAACACAATTGCGTAGAGGCAGTTCTGGAACATCTATTGCTGAAGTATATGTAGCTGGTACTCCTGCGGTTGATGTTAGCCGAGTTGAAAGTTTACCTTACAACGAAGAACAGGAAAGATTAGATTTTGTCAGCGATGGTAGCAGTTTATTGGTAGGACCATTATCCTATGTTCCTGCAATCAGTGAAAAGTCATGGACTAGAACTACAATTCCAGGAGGTTTTGATTCTTGCGATCAAATTGAAGTTTTTGTTGCAGGAAGAAGACTGCGTAAAGATGCAGTTACAATCTATGATCAAACCTTAAACATAACAAGCCCTCAAGCAGACATTGAAGTTGAACCAGAATTTACTGTTGACGGAACTAGTCCTTACATTAGATTGACAGGCACAGTTCCTGCAGGAACACGCATTACAATTATAAGAAAACTAGGAAAAGTTTGGTATGACCGAGGAGAAAGTTCAGCAAGTTCTGGCGTAACTCTGCTTAAAAATCTAGGAACAATCCCTGAATTTTTAAAACAAAAGAGCACCGAGCTGCCTGAATAAATATACTATGGAACAGAAAAAAACAAGTGAACCGACTATGAAACACCAACAACCGCAGGAAAATCAACGTCCTAACGAATCTACAGGCTGGCATTTTCAAGGCCACATCAAGATTTTTGACCCCGAAACCAAAGAAGTTTTCATTGACAAACGTAATGCTATCCATTACGAAAACATGTCAGTTGCTATGGTTAACAGCTTGAGTAATCAAGGGCAGGGCTGGATTTATCAAATGGCATTTGGCAGCGGCGGAACTACTGTTGATCCTACAGGGTTGATCACCTATCTAACTCCAAACACCATTGGTGTTAATACTGGATTATACAATCAAACTTATGCTAAAACTGTTGATCAAAATGCTACAGATAACATAGATCCAACCCGTAATAAAATGGAAATACGACACATCAGCGGTGCAACCTATAGTGATATTGTTATAAGTTGTTTACTAGATTACGGCGAGCCTGTAGGTCAGCAAGCATTTGATAACAGTCAAGATATGAACAGCAGCTTTGTATTTGATGAGCTAGGCTTAAAGAGCTATAACCCAAATGGAGAAGGAAAACTGTTGACTCATGTGGTCTTCCATCCTGTTCAAAAGTCGTTGAATAGATTACTTCAGGTAGACTATACAATACGTGTACAGAGTTTAACTGGTTTCACTGAGGTCTAAACATGCCATATATTGTTAATTTTACAGATAAAGAAAACAAAGTACCTATTACGGTTTATGACAATACCTCTAACACAGATACCAGTTTAAAATTTCCTGGTAGAAATGTTACAGGCTATGGACAAATTATTGCAGAAAACTTTCTTGCAGTCCTAGAAAATTTTGCCGGATCCGCAGCCCCAACTAATCCTATCGAAGGCCAATTGTGGTATGATAGTTCTGTAGGTGTTCTACAACTATGGGATAACACGCAATGGAAAGCAGCAAGTAATATTCAAAAAAGCACCAGCGAACCTAGCGTTGAAACCAGTCGAGTGGGTGAACTTTGGGTAGATACTACTAATCAACAGTTATATGTATTTTCTGGATCAAGTTGGATTTTGATCGGCCCTAATTATTCTTCAGGTCTACGAAGCGGCCCGGTCGTTGAATCAATTATTGACAGTGACAACTATAATAGAGTTATTTTAATATTTTATATTGAAGATAGCCCTATTCTTATTTTTAGTAAGGATAGTTTTACTCCAAAAAATACTATCAGTGGGTTCTCTTCAATTAAAACTGGTATCAATATTACATCGTTAGATATAGGTGAAGGCGGTTTCCTTCCTAAGTTTTATGGAACATCAGTTTCTGCAGATTCATTAAACATTGCTGGAGCAGCCGTCAGTTCAGCAAAATTTTTGCGTAGCGATACTGTTAATACTACAGAACAACCATTTAACATTCGCAACAATGAAGGTCTAACTTTAGGCGTAGATGGCACATTTAGCTTAACCAGTAGTGCAACAGCAGCTAAGATTTATAATGCTACCGCTGGCGCCAGTATTGATTTACAAACAAACAGAAATGGAATTCCGGATACTGTTTTAAAAATCGTCAATACCACAGTGGGTATTAATGTTGCAGCTCCTGACGAAGCATTAACAGTCAGCGGAAATATCAAAACCGACGGAAGCCTAATTCTAACCAATGCTACTGAAAGCACTAATTTTAACAATGGCAGTATAAGAACAGCAGGTGGCATAGCAGTAACTAAAAATATTTTAGTTGGAAAAAATCTAGAAGTCTATGGTACAACTATTGTTAACAGTATTGAACCTAGAGAAACAGACAAATACGACAGCGGTACACAATTTAGAAGATGGAATGCAGTTAGAACAAAAACACTAATTGCTGATACTATTGTAGGAGCTCTAGAAGGTAACATTATTGGTAATGCTACAACCGCTACTAATTTACGCTTTCCAACAACTTTTAAAATGCAAGGTGACATTACATCTGGCAACCTTACATTTGATGGACAAGCAGGTGGTACTACTAAAACTTTTGAAACAGTTATTACCTCTGGTATTATTTCTAATAAATTAGAACCAAGTCCTAACAAGAGTAAAAAAGACGACTATACATTAATATTTAGAACAGGTGAAGGTTTATTAAAACAGACCAGAGATGTTTTTGTTGGCGACCTAGGCGTTCCTATTGGTACTATTTTACCTTTTGCTGGAGCAACTGCACCTTACGGATATTTGTTATGTGATGGTAGCGAACAAGAGATTGCAAAATATAGAGACCTATATAATATTGTTGGTACCATATATGGTAATCCTTTTAGAGGACAGTCAGGATTAACATTTGTGCTACCGGATTTGAGAGGACGTTTTCCTCTAGGTAAACATAACATGGATAACAACGCAACTGTCCCACTAGGCGGCGGCTTTGTTGACGGTGGCGGCGGACTACCAACTAATGAAACTATTCCTGCTGGAAGTTTTGTTACCAATAGAAGATACAGAATTTCTAGTCTTGGATCTACAGTATGGACTACAGTAGGCGCAGCCAGCAACACAGTTGGTATTGTGTTTACAGCTACTGGGCCTGGCTCCGGAACTGGTACTGCTACACTATTACCAAGAGTTGATGATGATGTTGCATCTACACTAGGCGGATCTAAAGGAGACTATCAGAATACATTGATTACTACTAATTTGCCGCAACACGAACATGATCTAAAAGCACTAAAAAGCGATGGTACCAAGGGTTTTGATCAATACTATGTATCAAGATTAGCAACCACAGCTCCTGCAGAAACAGATGTTCAAGACGGTGCATTTTTAGGTAGAGGTCCTACTACTCCTGGCCAGACTCAATATTTGCCAACCTCCGGCGGAATTCAAGGATATACGTCTGCTCAATTAGGTCAACCATTTACCATCATGAACCCTTATTTGGTTTTAAACTATATTATCCGTTCAGGACCACCAATATTCTAAGAGACAAAAATGGCATACTTAATTAACAAATCAGATGGGTCAGTATTAACAACAGTATCAGATGGTCAGATAGATAATTTGACCACTGACCTTACCCTTATTGGTAAAAATTACAGCGGCTTTGGTGAAGCGTTCAATGAAAATCTTATCAAGCTACTAGAAAATTTTTCAGGTGTAACTAAACCTACAAAACCAATACGAGGACAAATTTGGTTTGATGTAACAGAATTAAAATTAAAAGTTTATAACGGTACGGCATTCCAGCCAGTTAGCTCGGCAACTATTGCGGCAACACAGCCAACAACTCTTACTCCGGGAGATTTGTGGTTTGATGATACTAACAAACAATTATATTTCTATGACGGAATTGATACATTACTTCTAGGACCTGCTTACGGCATTAGCCAAGGTCTAAGCGGAATCAAAGTAACAACTATTTTAGATACACTAAATCAAAGTAAAGTTATAACAAGTTTGTATAACAATGGTACCTTAATAGGTATTTTTTCTAGCGCCGCTGCTGAATTTACTCCTAAGATTCCTATTGCTGGTTTCAGTGGAACAGTCGTACCTGGCTTTAACGCAGGAAGTTTAGCAGGTATAAAGTTTAATGTTACAGCTACTAATTCAGAAAGATTGGGTGGAAGATTAGATACCACTTATATTCGTAATGATACAAACAGTGAAATTAACGGCAAGGTTAAAATCAACAGTGGAGTTGAAGTAGGTGGCGCAGGTAACGTAAAGTTACTAGAAGTAAACGGTAATTTGTTATTACAAAACACCAGTCAGAATAAAACAATTATCATCAGTGCTAGATCCGGTGGTAACCAATATGATGCAATTACCATTGAACCAAGTTCGCAGACAGTTAAAATTTATGATGGATTTTTAAGTAGTCAAACAACTGTTGGTGGAAATTTAACAATTAATGGAGACCTAAAGGTATTAGGTAATACTGTTTCTGTTGATGTTTCTAATCTTAGAATAGAAAATAAATTTATCGAATTAGGCATAAAATCAGACAGCACATTATTGACAGACCTAGAAGCAGATAAGGGCGGAATTGTTTTAAAGGCCACTGCTGACAAAGAACTCATTTGGAATTACAACAAGCAAGCCTGGGTCAGTAGTGAAAATATTGATCTACAGGTAGATAGATATTTCAGTATTGATGGAGTTGCATTATTAAAAAAACAAGGTAATACTTTTGCATTGACCAATGCAGTTACATTGGCAACAGGTATTCAAATTTTTGGCACACAAGCAGAGTTTACTATTGATAACATTTACCTTAACGGTAATAAAATCAGCACATTAAACACTGACGGTAATCTTGAATTAGAACCAAATGGCAACGGAAATATTGCCCTTATCGGCCTACCAAGAATTACAGATATGGGAGAGCCAGTTGGTATTTCTGATGCCACAACAAAAAATTATGTAGACAGTCAGATAAAAGCAAGAAGTCTAGCATTTACACTTGATATTAGTGACGGGCTTTCAAACAGTGTTATTGGATCTTGGTTGTCACAATTAGCGCCCGTTGCTGAGTATGCTAACGGAACAATAGCTAGGATATTGTGTACAGTTACAAGTAATTTGAGCACAGACTTGAATCTTAATTCAAATTTAAATCAGTCAACATCTACATTTAATACACCTACTGGAACTGGTGCTGCGGTAACCAACGTGAGTTTTAGTACTCTTACTGTACCTGGCTCAGCAACTAACATAACAAGATTGATTAAAACATATCAAATTATTGCAAGTGCTTGGACATTTGTAGCATAACAGGAATTTGGAGCGATACATGGCCTATATAATTAATAGATTTGACGGAACACAGTTAACCATAGTAGATGACGGAGTCTTGGATAACTCCACTCCGTTGAGTCTGGTTGGTAGAAATTACACAGGCTACGGTGAAGCGCAGAATGAAAATTTTATTTTCCTATTAGAAAATTTTGCCAATATAAGCCCTCCTACAAGACCGTTAACAGGACAAGCATGGTATGATAAAAATGCAAGAGCATTAAAAGTCTACAACGGCACTGCTTGGTTAAGTATTGGTAATGCAACGGTAAACGAAACAGAACCAGGACACAGCAATGGCGGACTTTGGTTAAAAACAACCACGCAACAATTGTATATTAGTGACGGTGCTGTTTGGAGACTAGTAGGTCCTGAAGCTGCCGAAGGGTTTGCAGTAACCAAGATGACCAGTAAAACTGTAAAAGCATCTACTGGTTTATTTTTTCCAATAATTGTAACTGAATTAAATGGAGTTACAACCAGCGTTCAATCTGATCAGGAATTTACTCTAGATAATACTGCTAATGAAATTCCTGGATTTTCAACAATATATCCCGGTTTAAATTATCCTACAACAAAATACGCAGTTACTGGTAATCTTAGAGGAAATGCTACATCTGCAACTAGATTAGAAACTGCTAGAACAATTAACGGAGTTAGCTTTAATGGCACTGATAACATCACAGTAAAAGCCATTACTCCAAATGCGCTATTGCCAGGTGAGTATATTAAGGGTACATCGTTTGATGGCGGAGTAGCAAATACCTGGAATATTGATGCAACACCTCAATCTAGAGCAGGATCAATAGTAGCTAGAGATTCCACTGGTGGTTTTTCCGCTACTCAAGTTATAGCCAATGTCTTTGGCGACGTTGTTGGAAATATTACATCACTGTCTGGTGCCAGCATTATTAATACCCTTCAAGCAGACACAATAACAGGAAGAACATTTTCTGGAAATTCTGCAACTGCAACTAGATTACAAGTTCCTCCAAAGATCAATACCATAGAATTTGATGGAACAAAGAATATCACACTACCGGTTCCTGCAGATACATTAACCACTGATACACTAGCACCTAATGTTGTTAACTCAAGTCTAGTAAATCTAGGCAAGCTAGAGTTTTTAGAAGTTGAAGCACCTGGTATAAAAGTTGGAGATGGCAACAACATCAATATCTATATTGAAGGATTTACACCTACAATTGAATCTGATGTTACTAATGCCCTTAAATTAAAACTAGCCACCGGAAATGCTAGACTTGCACCAACTACTATTACTTTTGTTTCTTCGTTAACCGCATCCTCAAATGGCGGCTCTGCGCCTTCTTTGGTTCCAGACTTTACACTATCTACAACTGAAGATCAAAGACCGGCTTTAGGCTTACCTTCTTATCGTTGGAGTAATGTCTACGCTAAAAAAACTACTACTGATACTGTTCAAACAACAACATTAACTGGAAACGGACCAACTAATCAAGTTACTGTTTCAAACAACTTAATAGTATCCGGTGCAACATATAGTACAGTCTATGGTAATGTAACTGGTAATTTAGTTGGTAATGTTACTGGCGCCGCAAGTCTAAACATGTTAAAGTCAGGTGATGCTATGACCGGAGACCTATCCTGGTCTACAACCGGGCGTGGTTTAACATGGTCAATGAACACTGATGGCGCCAGTATTAAATTTTACAACACAGGCGATGCAGACACTAACAGTAGATTAGAGTTTAACACCAACGACAACGGCAATGAATATTTCCGTTGGACTCATACAATTAGTAATAATACATTTGAATCAATGAGATTGACTCCAAATAATTTTGGGTCAGCAAGTTTGATTTTAACTGGAGATTTTAATGCTTCTGGTAATATCAGTTTAACAGGAACATTCCAAGGTAACGGTTCAGGTATCACTAACATAAATGCCTTTAACCTAGCTACTGGTACAGTTCCATCTGCAAGATTATCCGGAGGTTATGCCATTGATGTTACTGGAAATTTAACAGGTAATGTTACAGGTAATACTCAAGGAACTCATACTGGTCCTGTAATTGGCAATGTTACAGGTACAGCCAGTGGAAACTTATCATCTACAGGTGGTACACTAACCGGTGACTTAAACTGGACGGCTTCTGGACGTGGTATCACTTGGTCAATGAACACCGACGGCGCGAGTATTAAATTCTATAATACCGGTGACGGTGATACAAGTAGCAGATTAGAATTCCAAACAACTGATAACGGCAACGAATATTTTAGTTGGACACATGCCAGCGGCAGTACTTTTGAATCAATGAGACTTGTGCCAAATAGTAGCGGTAATGCCGCTCTTACTGTGTTTGGTAATGCCACAATCAATGGCACAACAACAGGAACATTTGTCGGTACTGGTACAAGTTTAAATATCAACGCTGATAGACTAACGACAGGTACTGTACCTGCTGGTAGATTAAGTGGAACTTATGCAATAGCTATTTCTGGAAATGCTAATACAGCAACTACCGCCGGTACAGCAACAAATCAAGCCGGCGGTAGTATAAATGCAACAACTGGTTCATTTAGCGGAAGAGTAGCACAATCTATCAGCGGTTTCCATGCAGCCTCAAAAGAAGTTATTTCAACTAGAACTGACAGTGGATTCTACGACTGGCCAAGCCCAACAACCGCCAACGGGTGGCCTGTAAACGGCAGCTGGCATCATTTGTTGTCATCAACCCATGTCAACGATGCCAACTATTATGCCATGCAGTTTAGTGCAGACTTCTACGGTCAGAATTTATACTATAGAAGTACAGCAGGTAATGGGTCTACTGCTTGGAACAAGATATTACATGCTAACAATTTCAACGATTATGCTCCTAGCAAAGCAGGTGCTGGTGCAACTGGCACTTGGGCTATTAACATTACTGGAAGTGCAGGATCTGCAGGAACTGTGCTATGGTCTGGAGTAACCGGTAAGCCTAGTATTGCCTATAACGATGGCGGAACTTATGGAATCAATATAACAGGCAATGCAGCATCAGCATCAATACTTGCAGGCGGCACTAGCGATGCTAATTATCTAAGATTTAGAGGATATGTCTCAGGCGATGCGGGTACAGATTCTATCACAGGTATGGGAGTATACGGCATTAGCATGCCTGGATATTCTGATACAGTACTACATTTTGGAACAGCTGGAGGTTCAAGTCCTGCAATACAACTTCGTGCAAACTATGGCGATAATCTTTGGTTTAGAGTTGCTCGTGACAGCGAAACACAGTGGGACGGAGTTGGATCTAGAGATAAACTAATTCTTCATTCTGGAAATTACAATAGTTATGCACCTACACTAACAGGTGGCAATGCTAGCGGTACTTGGGGTATTAATATTACCGGTAACTCTAATACAGTTACAACTTTAAATTCAGGACAGATCGTATCAGCACTAGGGTATACTCCAGTCAATCCTGGATCATTAACTAATCAATCCGGAACAGCAATAATAGGTTCTACAGCAGTTTTATCCGGTAGACTAACTGTAGCAGCAGGCAGCGACAAAGGAATATATTGGCCCTCCGATGCATTTGGCGGCAGTGGCGATACTGCAAGAATTACTCTAGAAACCGCCAGCGGTGAAGCCACTCGTATGCGTTTCACAATAACCAATGATGCAGACGACTACTTTGAGTTTTCAGCACCAACTGATGCTGGTTTAAAAATGAACGGTAATACCGTTCTACACGCTGCAAACTATTATTTCTATGCTCCAAGCCTAACAGGTGGCAACGCTTCTGGATTATGGGATATCAACATCACAGGATCAGCAGGCTCTGCAGGATCTGTAGCTTGGACTGGAGTAACTGGCAAACCTAGTATTGTTTTAAATGATGGCAGTACTTACGGCATTAATATTTCAGGAAATGCTAATACCGCATCTAGTACAACAGTAGTTTCTAATAGAGGAAATGTATCAGCAGAAAGCGACGGTACCGGAGAGCCCGGTGGTGCATTGACACTTCGCAGTGTTTATAACAACGGCTATCCTACACAATACGGTAATGTAATAACTCTAGGTGGTGCAGGTGGTGGCGAACTACTAGTTGGATGGAGCGGAATTACAGGTGCTCATGCTGACAACTATATTCGTAGTCGTAGAGACACTGGCAATACCTGGAGCGCCTGGGCACGATTAATAACTGATGTAAATTATAACCAGTATTCTCCAACTTTAACAGGCGGTGGTGCTAGTGGTACCTGGGGAATAAGCATCAACGGAAATGCACAAACAGTTACAGCAGTCACTTATCAACAGGTGATTAATGCTTTAGGTTATGCTCCGGCTAACGCTTCTGATCTAGCTAGAGTCACAACTAGTCCTTTACAAGCATCTAATATAACAACTACTGGTACACTAACAGTGGCACAAGGTAGTGATCTTGGTATTCGTTGGCCAAATGATGCTTACGGTGGCGGTGGCGATACAGCAAGAATTACATTAGAAAGTGCAGGTGGCGAAGCCACTCGTATGCGGTTTACAATGACCAACGATGCTGACGATCAATTTGAATTTTCATCTCCTAGTTATAACGGTCTAACAATGAACGGCTACACTGTTCGTCACGATGCAAACTTACAATTTACCTCCGGCACAAATTATTCAACTAGCGGATTTACTAATCAAGTAGGTTCGTGGAATTTTGATGCTAACCACTTTGATGTTTATCCGCCAGCGGGTTATAGTATAGAAAATATTGTTGCTTTTATTCCGTCAATTCATGTTATTCATTTTGCAGGCGGAGTTAATGGTGATGATTCGATGGTTTGTTACTATGGTTTTTTTAGTGATCGAATTAGGGTATATGTACAAAACACAGAACAGCGTAGCACCCCAGCCGCAAACTGGCTGGCCATTTGGAGAAGATAATGTATTATATAGTTATTGAAAACGGTGGAATTTCTAGCATATTAAATTATGAACCTAATGTGCCTGAAACTCACACGGTAGTAGAAATTTCCAATGCAGAACATGAAAGTATCGTAACAGCTAAAACTCATTATTTTGATCTAACAGATAACACCGTTAAGTCATATAGTCAAACGCATTTAGATACGGAAGCAGCTAAGGAAGCTCAACGTATTACAAATGCCGAAAAAAGAAAGTTTTTAGCAGACTCCGATTGGAAAGTCATGCGTCACCTACGTGAAAAAGCACTAGGACAAGCTACTAGCCTAACAGACCAGCAGTACCTAGACCTAGAGCAGGCTAGGGCAACGGCCGCGGCAGCAATAGTGGAAATCCAATAAATACTAGTTACATGCTTGGATAATATAAATGGCCTACGAATTAAACAAATATAACGGTACTTTCTTTGCTTCAGTTGACGATCAAACACTGAATACCACAGCTACGGACCTACGATTTGTTGGTAGAAATTACAGCGGCTACGGTGAAGTAGAAAACGAAAATTTCTTACATCTGCTGGAAAATTTCTCAAATACCAGTGCTCCTCCAAGAGCAATTGGCGGCCAACTTTGGTTTGATACCAGCGTAAAAAAATTAAAAGTTTTTGATGGTAACAAGTTTAAAATTGCCAGCAGTGCAGAATCTAGTGCTACAGCACCTACAGGTCTTTCTGTTGGTGACTTTTGGTGGGACAATCAAAACGAACAAATTAATGTTTGGAATGGCACAGAGTTTATCACAGTAGGCCCTGAAAAAGCGCCAGTATATGGGTTAACATCATCTGCTCCAGCAGTGGTAAAAGATGTTGTTGGCAGCGAACATCAAATTATTAAATTTCAAGTCGGCGGCGATGTAATTGCAGTAGTAGCAAGAGCCGCATTTACATTGGGTGCAGTAAATACTATTGTTGGATTTAGTGATATTAGACCTGGTATAAATTTTATCAATTCTGATGTGCTAGGAGTTACTTCATCTTCTCATAGATTTTGGGGAACTGCTGCCAATTCAGATAGATTAGGTGGCTATACCGTTGATAATTTTTTAAGAACAGGTGCTACATCTTTTACTTCTCAGATTACATTTGCAGACAGTGGATTGGTAGTTGGTGATCAGCAGGATTTAAGAATATCAGTAGTTAACGGATCAATACCAGTTATTGAAAGTTACAGAAATAGTCCGTTTGCTCTTAGAATTTCTAACCAAGGCGGTGACATTAAAGATATCGCAGTAATTAAAGATATTGGAATAGAGCCAGGTACAACTAATTTGTACTATCTAGGAACAACATCGGCAAAATGGAAAGAAGTAAATGCCATAACTATAAAGGCAACAGAGTTTTACGGAAAGTTTATTGGTGAAATACAAAGCACATCTACAGGAACCCCCTTAAATTTTAACTCGGTAGTGATTAGTGGAGCATTTAATCATTCATCAGCAACGGATAACTTTAATGTTTCTCTTTCGGGATCAGCCACGGCAACCTTAACATCTGGCGCAGTAGGATCCATTAACAATTTTAACATAGGTACTACCATTAGGGGCACTGGTGCATTTACAACATTAACCGCAAATAGCCCAGTTACATTTACAAATACAACTAATGCAAATTCTACAACAACAGGAGCACTAATAGTCAGTGGCGGTGCAGGTATAAGCGGTCCAATATTTGTTGGAGGCGACAGTAAATTTACCAGCACAGGCGGACTTGGAATTCCAGTAGGAACCACCGCTCAAAGAGCAGCAGCACCATCATTGGGAATGATTAGATTTAACTCAACTATAGGTGAATGGGAAGGTTGGGATGGCACACAGTGGAGATTTATTGGTGGTGATTCTAACGAAGACTACGGATTGGTTACAGCTAGCCCAGATGTGTTTGTAGACTATGGCGCAATAACCGGATTAACATAATACCAGGAGCATTTAGGAATGGCAAAAAGAATACAATTTAGAAGAGGAACAACTGTAGAGCACTCAACCTTTGTTGGCGCTCCTGGTGAATTGACTATTGATACATCAAAAAATACAGTGGTTGTTCATGATGGAGTTACGCCTGGCGGGTTCCCAGCAACTCGTTTAGAAAATGTTGGCGGAACATCAACATTTAACGGACTAGTAAGAATAACAAATACCGAAGCTAGTACTTCAACTATTACCGGAGCATTGACAATTGCAGGCGGCCTAGGAGTAGCTGGCAGAATAACTGTAAATAATTTGGTCGAAACTTCTACCATCGCAGTTAAAGAAAATGTTAACCCTATTACAGGTGCATTAGAAGATATTTTAAAACTCACAGGTGTTGTCTACGACAGAAAAGATAAATCATCAATCAACGAAGCAGGATTAATTGCAGAAGATGTAGACAAGATTCTTCCTAATCTAGTTACAAAAGATGCTAACGGTAATCCGTTTGGAATCCAGTACACAAAAATTGTAGCATACTTGATTGAAGCTATCAAAGATCAACAACAGCAAATAGAAGAATTAAAGAAAAAGGTATAAAATGGCCTATCAAGTCAATAGATATAACGGCAGTTTTTTAGTATCTGTAGCAGACGGTACTATCGATAACACTACAAGCATTAGATTTGTGGGTAAAAACTACGCTGGTTACGGTCAAGTTCAAAACGAAAATTTTTTGCACCTGATGGAAAATTTTGCAGGTGCAAGTCAACCTACTAAAACAGTATCGGGTCAACTTTGGTATGATAGCACTGAAAGAAAAATCAAAGTCTATGACGGCACACGTTTTAGGATAGTTGGCGGTTCAGTAGCCAGTGCTACTGCTCCGTTAGGTTTAAGCGCCGGAGAATTTTGGTTTGACAGCCTTGCACAGCAATTATACTGCTGGACTGGTACAGAATTTATTTTAGTTGGCCCTCAAAATTCTACAACATTAGGCGAGACAACTATTACTGCCAGCACTGTTAAAGACAGCGTTAATGAAAATAGAACCATTGCTAGAATCAAAGCAGGTGGAACTGATATTGCTATTTTTAGCAAAGATACTTTTATATTAAGTTCAGCGGATCAAGGTCTAATTCCTGGGTTCAGTCGCATTAAGAAAGGTATTACTCTAACAGGAACAGATAACGATGCTGGAGTTACTACTACTTCTTCGATGGCAACAATATGGGGAACTAGTTCTTCTACTAAATCAATTGTTAATCCTACTGATGATTCGTTGGTATATACAGTTAACGATCTAGTATTAAAATCAAATCCATCGTTTCCTACAACAGTTGATTTTAGTTCAGACGGAGTAACATTCAGTGCTGCTTCAGCTGTCAAAGCTAGCATTGCTTTAGATGATGCTTCGGACATTGCAATAACAAACCAGTCTGGAAATAATATAAAATTAAAAATTCGTGTATCTTCAACTGAAACACGAACAATGGCTGATATTTCTACAACAGGAATCGTTCCCGGAGTAGACAGCGCATATTCATTAGGCAATGATAGTCTTCGTTGGTACCAAATTTGGGCCGACAATTTGATTGTGACCAACAACATTTTAGGTTCGTTTATTGGCAATTTAACTGGTAATGTTACTGGTAATGTTACAGGAAATGTTACAGGAAATGTTACAGGTAATGTCAGCGGAAGCAGTTCAAGCTGCACAGGTAATGCAGCCACAGCCACAACAACTAATAACCTAAATAACAAAGGCGAAAGTATTACGGCTACTCCTAATTCAATTGCTTCTAGAGATCCTAACGGTGACATAACAGCAAACAGATTCTTAGGTACAACATCTCAAAGCGATAGATTAAAAATTGACAATGATGCTGTAGACAATGTTTCATCTGCGTACAAATCTGCAAAAACTTCTAAGACTGCTAACACCATTGCCGCAAGAGACAGCAGTGGAAATCTATCAGCTAACATATTCAACGGTAAAGCTACATCTGTTCAGGGTGCTGACCTTGCAGAAAAATATCTAGCAGACAAAGAATATGATGTTGGCACAGTGGTAATTGTAGGCGGCGAGCGTGAAGTCACTGCCAGTGTATGGGTAGGACAAAGGGCAGTTGGTGTAGTAAGTGGCGCACCTGGTCTAATGATGAATCAAGATCTAGAAAATGGCACATACATTGCTCTTAAAGGCCGTGTACCAGTTAAGGTAATTGGTCATGTACGCAAAGGTGACCGATTAGTTGCTGCCCCAGACGGTTGCGCAATGGTCAGTGATGACTCTAATGCTAACACTTTTGCCGTAGCTTTAGAATCTAGCTTAAATACTGAAGTAAAATTAATTGAAGCAATTGTTCTTTAAGGATTAAAAATGGCAGGATCAGGAACCACAGCCCTTGCAAGCGATGTTAATACACCGTATAGTACCGGCGTTAACATTATGGGTGTTGGATCTGTAAGCAGGGGGTACGGACAAACTACCTTTGGTTCGGGAGTAACAACGTCAACTATTATTACTCCAAATGAGTATAATAACATTAGATACGATTTATTGAATGCTAGTGCTCATCAAAACGGATCAGCAGCAGCGTTAACACTTGCCGGCAAAGTGTCAGGCCAATTATTAGATACTACAGATGCTAATTCTTTTGGATCTTATCAAGCAACAATTGATACTAATAGGTTTAATTGTCACAGTACTAGAAAAACAACTGTTTCTGCTGGCAGCAACTCTAGAACAAGTTCTTGGGTAAGTAATGTCAGAGCAGTTTATGCATTGAATTTTAATAACGCCAACGAAGCAAGATATTTTTGGAATGGCGGCGGTAGAATTAGATTTGCTAGTTCTAGATCCGGTGGAGCGGCCACTGCACAAAATGCCTCATGGAGCAGTTTGCTGTCATCTGCAGGTACTCAAGAATTTGGTGGTTCCGCAGCATACGGATGGGGAGGTGGCGTAGGTACAACACTATATGCTATTTCTTCAAGCGCACCATACGCATCAAATACCTATTTGATTTCAGTACAGCCAAATGCCGCTCCAGGATCAGCTACAGTTTTTAATTTTACGTTAATTTGGGATGATCCTTATGTAGACCCTAGTCCAGGTCAACCTCCACTACCGGAAGATATTGTAGATGGTACATTAAGCTATTCTGTTGAAATTACCTATCCTACAGGAGGCCATGCCCTTACTCCTAGTGGCACTTGGACCAGCTATAGAGAAGCTACTTATAACGCAGGGGCAATAACAGGCGGATAATATTTTGGACTCCTAGACTAGCTGGTAAATAA